CCGTCTGGCCAGTACCCGGTAGCCAACAGCAGCTCAGCTAACTGGCGTCTGATGCTGCCGGATCCGTAGGGTTTGCGCCAGCGACCTCAACGACGCTGAAATCCTCAACCGATTGAAGCCAAGCGTCATAGTCACGACCTTCACGCTTTTGAGCGTTGAGCACGTGCCACGCCATGAACATCAGGTCATCGATACCGATGCCGCCTTGGAGATCAGATGCGCGGCGCTTGAATTTACGTTCCCACGCTGCGGCAGTTGCGATGGTCGTAGTGACCGTTTCGCTGACCGATTGTCCTGCCGGTGTCTTAAACGACACCTGGATTGTCAATTTCATGCGGTCACATCTTCAACAAGCGTGCCACCAGTGATCGTGATTTCGACCTCTGAAAGCTCTCCGAGGCTGGCATTAATCACATCAAGTGACTCTAGGTACCCACCCGTAATCTGCATTTCTGGGTTTGTCGTCGTGATGCCGCCGCTGGTCGGCTTAACTGCCACGTAGACGTTGGTGCCCACGAGGCTGGTGAGATCGACGTAAGTGCCAGGCGTCGCGCTGTATTCCATGAGCAGCGTCGCGGTAACGGTCACGTTGGTGAGGCCGCCCACGTAGTTGCGAGCCGAGGAACCGAAGCTGGAAGCGTCAAGGGCTTCGCGCGCCTTGGTGATGACCACGCTCTTGCACTGGTCTGACAAGTCCTTGGTCGAGGCCGACGAAGCTCCAATGTTGAAAGTCGGTGTGGCGAGGTAGGTGGTTGCAACGGCCATGTAGCGGTTCTCCTGTGGTTGACGGCCGCTGCAAGCCTTGTGGGCAGTCTAGTAGGTCTACGGTGCGACTTTGGTGCGTATCACGAGCTCGTAGGCAGGGTAATCGGCGCCACCGTAACTGACAGTCGTTGGCCGGGCTGTGTTCAGGCCGATTTGCGCGGCTCGAATCAAATCAGCCAAGTCAAGCAGCTGGTCAAGTGTGCGGTTGTCGCCTGTGCCCATGCCGACGATTACGACACGGAATTCCATGTCGGCTACTACGTTGCTGGCCATCTCGATGCTCGGTGCTTCAACGATTGCGCACGGCACGTTAATGTTGCGCGGATCGTTGAAAACTTTTAGCCCGGTAATCAAACCGAGGCGCGTTACGAGCTGGTCGTACCCTTCTTTGAACAGGTTGCTCATCACGCCACCTGCGGCTTACCGACTCCGAGTAGGCGAAGTATCTGGCCGTAGTTGCCTGTGACTGGGCCACCTGTGGCCAACGGATCGAAGCTGGCGAAGGCCTCAGTGCTGCCGCGCTCGCGGTAAAGGATTGCCGCGTATTGCACGGTGCCAAGCTTGGCTGCGCCATCTGGCACGGTGCTGGGCGAATCCCAGTAGCCAGCCTCCTGGCGGCGACGGAAGCAGAAAGCGTTGGCTGCCGCGAGCGCCATGTTGGCAACGTCAAGGTCAGCGCTCGGATTCGTGAACGTGAAGCCGAGGTAATCCTCTAAATCAGCCAGGACAATCCATGTGCACGTAACCGAGTACGTGGCTGTGCCTGTGGCCGCAGCGCGCTCCAGATCGGCTGTGGTGAGCGCAAACAGCACCTGATTCGGGATGATGCGCGATGTGTCGTAGAGGTAATCGCCCTGGGCGCTGACGCCAGTGAAGTAATACTCGGGCAATGCAAGGATTTTGTGGGTGGCGTTCCACCCAGCACCAACACCAGCAATCGTGATGCTTTGACCGACCTCAAATTCAAGTGGCTCCAACAACTGAACGATGGCAACGTTTGAAACCACCTGTTTATGGGTGATCGTGTACGTCGCCACCGTTCAGTGTTCCCTGGAGGAAGGAATCTGTTGGATCAGACGAATTTGACGAACTTAGTCGCATCCGCCATGAACGAGGCTGCATAGCCACGGAAGGCGATGGTGCGGCCGAGCGTCGCAGGCGTGTCGATGCTGATCGCGCCCTTCTGCTGTTCGTAGAACTCGAAGCCAGCGGCTGGGCCAGCGGCGTGACCCATGAACGAGCCAGGCGCGTTCTTGTCAACGACAAGCACCAAGCCGAGTGGGTTGCCGTTCCAAGTGTTCGCAGCGGCAGCACCAGCGGCGTTCTGACCGCTGAGGTTCGGGGCGCCCACGAATGGAAACACCGGGCGACCTGCGTCATCAACCGAACTGGCAAGTGCAGCCCAGCTGCCTGGCGTCAGGAACAGATGCGTCGGCAGATAGTTGCTGTTCAACGAGATTTGGCGAGCGCCCTCGTAGATCGCGGCAACCCAGTCAGCACCAACAGCCGTGTCAGTGACCGTAGCGGTCTGCGTGATTGCGGCATGGCAGGTGTCGACTGCGTAGTTGTCGGTCGCTTCGCCGTAGGCGATTGCGAGCTGGTTGAGCACGATTGCCAAGCTGTTCGGGTCGGTGAAGTCGATTGACTGCTCCGAGATGTTGACGTAAGTGCCGAACGTCAGTTTGCTGACGTTGTTGTTTGACACTTGCACATCCGAGCCGCTGAGCGTGTTGAGCTGGCCGGTCGGCTGCTGGGCCACGACTGGGCGCACTGTGATGACCGGGCGACGGAACGTGGTGCCTGATTCCGGCATTGCGCGTGCGCCAATGGCGGTGACGAATGGTCGAATCGGGTTCAGCGAGTCGTAGACCGGCGCAACGATCGGCTCGGGGAGCAAGCCAGGCGTGTCGGACGTGATGACGTTCGGCGCAGTGGCCTTGATGCGAGCGTTGAATTCGGCAAACTCTGCGCCACCAACGGCGAACTTTGCCATGTATTCAGCGGCCGAAGGCAGCTTGAACGGCGCCTTGGGTTCTGCAAACAGCATTGTGGGGGCAGGAGCCGGCGCTTCGGTGACCTTTGCGGCGGTTGCTTCGACCTTGTCTGACATTGGTTGTGATTCCTCTCGCTGTGGTTCGGTCGCTGCAACATCTGTAATGGTAGCACCCTTAAACGCTGGTTGCGTCACAAGGCTCAATTCAACCCAGTCGGCTTTGGCGATGACCATCGTGCCATCGTCGTCATACCGGGCATCGATCACATCGACGCCAACGCTGACCGAATCAATGGCTTCGTCTTTAATGAGCTCAAGCATGTCGCTGCCCTCTGATGTGGCGCTGATTCGAGCTGTAAACACCATGCCTTTTTCGCTGTCTACGCGGCCGGTGACGACGCCTACAGGCTGTGTCGAATCGTGGTATTTGAGCAGCTTCGGCTTTTTGCCAGTGACGGGGAGACTGCCGCGCTCGAAACGTACTCGGGTGCCATCCGAAACGGTGGCCTCGACGCCCCAGGGCACTGCGATGCCTGAAATGGTGCGTGGTGACTCGCCATCCTGGGCGAGAACAAAGGTGTCAGTTGCTGTCAATCGAATCATCGTCATCCTCGGTTTCATTGGTAGGTGCCCGACCAGGTGCAGCGTTGTCCTGGTCGGGCTCCATCTGTGCTTCCTCCAAGTATGACTCTACGTCGAAATAAATGTAGCGGCCGCGTGGCGTCACGTTATTCATTGACAGGGTCTGCTCAATGCAATCAATAAATGGTTTCGCCCCGAATAGATAAAGGTCTTGGCGCGCCTGAAGGGCGTTCTGATACGTCATGCCTGAACCTGACGGTGCGCCGACAAGGTACGGAGGAATGTTTGCGAGTCGCGCCATTTCCAGCGCCTGATAGGTGCGTGCTTCGGTCAACTGAAGTTTGCTCGGATCCATGTAGGACTCTTTCCAGTCGACGTATTGGTTCAAAGCGGCGATGGCGTTGTTGTTTCGAGCTTCAGCAAAGCCGGCCGCCAATTCGCTCAGCTCCTCGGCGCTCAACGGCTCGCCTTCGGTTTGCTTGAGCACACCGGCTGGCGTTTGGTTGCGTGCGAAACGCTCGGCGCTGGTATCAAGGTTGACGTTGGTGCGAATCGCCCTAGCACCCATTGACAACAGGCCTTGAATCGGGCTGATGAATTGAATGACATCATTCGGGTTGAGATCAAGGCCATTAAACGTGACTTGCTTGCTTGGGCCCCACCACTGTGGGCCGCCCTGGTCACGAGTCTGTACGTCAGCAGCTGGAATCCAAGTGAATGTTGCCGGGAATCCGTTGCCGAATCGGCTGGTGACTACCCAGAATGCCCGGCCGTAGAAAATCAGGTCGTCGGTAGTCCAGCTCATGATGAAGTTGCGTGTGACGTTTGGATCAGGCTGATGGAACCAGGTGTCATCGGGCAACTCGATGTCCTCGTATTCGTCATCCATCCATTGTTTGCCGTACTGGTGAATTTCTAGGCAGCCAATCATGCCGCAAATCAAATCGCGCGCACGAGAAATTGTTGGAATTTGGATGGCGGCCAGCCGGTCAAAGCCGGTGGTGTAAGTCATGAAGTTGCCGACCATGTTGTTGCCGGCGTAGCCGGTGGCGGCACCTACTTGGGCTTTGGAGTCGTTGGGGGTTGCGCGTTTGAGCGAGAAAACAGCCATCGTGCAGTCAGTCTAGGCGCTCGATGCAATCACAGGTCGGTTCACCATCGGTCGCGGCTTGCCACACATACCGACAGCCCACACCAGGCACCGAGCTAACTCGATAGGGCCAGATGACTTGGTCGAGCTCAACGCAATGGCGCCAGGCGTCTTGACAGCCACAGCGCGGCCGACGTGCTCAGCCAGCATCGTTTCGCCAGTGTGCGCAACGCGGCCTTCATTGATTAGCGAGCGAACCATTGACGTGTGGCGGCAAATCTCTTGGTAGCCAACCAGCACGCGGCGACGCTGGAGATCAGTAGGGCAATTGGTATCAAGCGTCGGAGTGATGGCAACAGTCAGCCCAGGATTCGACGCAATCTGTTGACGGATGTTATCCCAAACCTGCGTCACGGTTTCGCACATGAATGCGACAGTCGCAGTCAGCATCCCAGCACTGTTGCCGTTGCAACGTACCGCCACGTACCGGCCATCGTCGACTGCTACCTCGACTGCGAGCACGCCACCAGGCAGCGGAGGCAGCTTGGTAGCGCATCCTTCCCACTTGCCTGGCGAAAGCCACGAGAGCTCTGACTGTACCCATAGGTTTACGCTAGATCGGAGAAAGCCTGCACGGTTTGGTGACTTGGCTTCCTGCTCGATGGTGCGAATGTCGAGCGTGTGACCGAGCGCTGGATTGGAATACTCCCACGCGCCTGGGCTCATCGGGTCAGCGTCAGGTGGAGGCGAATACTCCGCGAGATAAATCCCACTCGATTTCCTCTCATCAATGGCGCGGATGCCTTGCTCACGCCAACGCATCATCGCAATGCTGTCCTCAGTGCCGGCCGTTGACCACATCGAGCACAGCGGATTAGGTCTGGCGCGTTGAGTCGGCAAGAGTCCGATGTCAAGTGTCTCAGAATCAATACCGAACACTTCGTCGGCAATGATTAGGTCAATGCTCATGCCGTGACCGGCGCTAGGGCGCGCGGCTTTGACCCACCATTTGCTTTGACCTATTTCGCAACGGTTGTTTGAGTATTGCCATACGACTTTTGCGCCAAATTTCTCCTTGAGTATCGGCGCTAAGTCTTGAAACAGTGAAGTTGCTAGATCGAGTCGGTGCGCGGTGGTGAGGATGTTTTGCGGCCCAGCTTCGAGCTGGTAATCGGTGAGCCACCATCCGAGCAACGCTTTGAGCGCGACCGTTTTGCCGTTTTGTCTGGCGACACTGACGAGCGACATGGGATTACACCATTTGCCATCAGC